TTAACGTGGTCCTAATTCACTAGCGGCCTGGTCGTACTTTTCTTTAGCCCGGCTGACCTGTTTTTGGTACTGGGCCAAAGTCAGGCCATTGATGCTGACGACGGCGTTGTAGTAGGCCAGTTCAGTCTTTTGGACCGCTTTATAGCTGGCATATTTGATTTTGGAATTTTTATACTGATACTGCTTGAGAAGGGCCATTAGACGGGGAGAGGGGAGCTTTCTTGCTCTGGCTCTTGCTCTTTTTCTTTTGGCAAAAATCCGCAGAATCTTGCCAGTAAAGCGGGTAAACGCTGCCGAAAACTGGCCGGATAGTGCTATAATCTTGTTAAAGGTCTGCAATATGGCAGGCAAAAAGTCATGAATGGGAAATAAGACAGATGGCAAGGATTATTGATACTCAGCGAAAGTTACTGATCCAGCACGGCTTGCTGGAAGACATCAAGGAAGCAGGGGAGGAATGCGGGAGTCTGACGGCCGCCCTGGCCGCTCCTGACTGGACCCTGCTGGACCGGGAGCTCAGCCCTTTATTTAAGCAGGTAAAGTTTTGCCTGCTTTTTGGGGAGGAAGAAGTTCCCGAACTTGCCGCGGCAAATGAACTGTCCCGGCTTTTTCCGCTCTTATCTAGCGACTGCCCGGACTTAAAGGAAAAACTGGCTGCTGGCCGGCTGGCGGTTAGTTTTTCATCGCAGAAAGAAAGCAACTTCTTTCTGCTGACCGGGAAAGACCAGTACCGCTTCTACTGGGGGCAGGGGGCGACCTACTTCTTAAGCAGCGGGGAAAAGACCGGTGACGACTGGGCCATGGTCCAGCAGCTGGTCAAAGAGCTGACGGCCAAGGCCAGAGATATTTTAGACAAGGAGATCTACCAGGGCTATTTGGACCTGGCAGAAGACAAGCGATCCCAGTACCTGCTGGAAGTCAGCGGCTTGGCAGATAAAATGGCTGAAGCACCTTTAAAGGATTTCAAAGAAGCGACCCGGCTGGGGCAATTAGGCCAAAGTCAGGCCGGCGTGTCCTTTAAGAAGACGGCCAAGCTCCTCCGCTTTAAAAGCGGGATTGACAAGGAGAACTTGACGGGAAAAAAGATCCTAGCTGATGAGGAATTGAGTAAGCGGCTCAGCCAGATCGTCTTTGGCGAAGGCAATGAAAATGGCGAGGCCATTGTTTTGCCGGATGAAAAGGCCCACTACCCGCGCCCCCTTTACCTGCAAGACCCGGTAACGGGGACGATTCTGGAGAAGCCGGCAATCGACTCCTACCAGGAAGAACCAGTCGCGATCCAAAAGCCGACCCGGCAGGACGTGTCAGCAATTTTTGACATTATCCGCTTCTACCGGGATCGCAAGCAGGATAATGAATCACAGGCTGCCTTCTCCTTCTTGATGTATGTCCTGGAAAGCGGCAGCATCTGGAAGATCCGCCAGGCCATCGATGAGCGAAACGGGATCGTGGAAGACGTCCCGATCGTGGCCGGCCTGGTCGGTCAGGGGGAAACTGGCAAGTCGACCCTGCTTAAAATTGCCTCCAACTTGACCATCGGCAATACCAAGGAGATCGTCCAGGCCAGTTCAGAAGACAAGCTCTTCGGGATGACGGCAGCGGTCAGAAAGAAGTTGCTGGCCGGCAAGAGCTTGAGCAAGCAGGACCGGATCAGCGCCTACAGCTCCAACCCCAAGGTCATCAACAAGAATATCTGGAACTTTACCGACCACTACATGGATGAAGACCAGGTCATCACCCCGATCTGCATCGATGACCCGGAAGTATCCCTCTTTTCTTCCAGCGCCGCCCAGAGCTTTTTGAAAAAGCGGAGCAACCGGCATGGCGAGAAACTGGGAGTGGAACCGGTGGCCATTTTCAGCATGAACAGCAAGGGCAAGGATATCGAACTTTTGACTGAAGTTGGCCGCAGGGGCTACGTAATTAGCCAGGGCAACCAGTTCCGCAAGAAGACTGACGCGGACATCCACTTTTTTGAATACCTGGATGGCAACACCGACAACCACGGCCACTGGCTGAACAACACCCTCTTTCTTTACCTGACCCGGCAGATCGACCGCTGGCTGGAAGAGATGGATGACGAGGACTACTTGAAGCTCAAGCACGACTTCCTCTACCCGGTTAAGCACGCCTTCTGGCAGCTAGTTGAAGAATACGGCCTGGTCAACACGGAAACCAAGTGCTACTTCCACATGAAGAACTACAATATTGTTGAGGACTTGGGCCGGCGGAACTGGAGCATTCTCTTGCACGATGAGGCGACCTTGCGGGAAATTACCTTTACCCGGGACAATCCGGAATGCATGATTCCGGCCCGGGTCTTCCCCAACAAGGACAACGACATCAACCGCTACTTCGCCTACCTGCCGGCTTCAGCTGAGATTTGCAAGACTTTTGACAGCCAGGGGCTGACGGTCAAGATGGCCAATATGGACCTCTGGCAGGGCAACCACTTGCTGACTGAGCGCTATGAGAAGGAAACCGGGATTGCGGCTGAGCGCTTTGAAATGGAAAAGGCCAGAGCCGCCGCGGAAGTCCAGGGGCAGATAATGGGCGAAAACATTGCTCCATACTTGAAGAAGAATGCCGAAATGATGGACCGGATGATGAAGGTCACTGAACAGAATGCCCGGCTTTTGGCGGAAAAGGAAGCCCAGGCCGAAAAGCAGCAGCAGGCAGAAGCTGAGAAGAAGGAGCAGGCCGACCAGATCCAGAAGCTGCAGGATGAACTGGCCCAGGCCAAGGAGGCCGCGGAAGCCGCCAAGAGCGAGGAAAAGAAGCCGCGGGGCTTCTTTGACCGCTTTTTCAAGTAATTTTTTTAGAAAGAGGGATAAAATGACCGACACGCAAAGCATGATTGCCGTTCAAGAAAAAGACAATACCGTTTCCAGCCTGATCCTGGACCATGACGGGGACTTGGAAACCGCCGGCCGGATTCTGGAGGAAAACTACCAGGATTATGAGCAAGTCCTGGCCCTGGTCAATTTAGGTGACTTAAAGAGGCTGGGGAAGACGGTGGAAGAAAGCCGGGCCTACTACCGGGACGATCATGAAGACCAATTGGTCTTGGAAAATTACGCGGACACGGAAGTTTTTGACCGGGCTACTGAAGAGCAGGGGGACTACCTGGCCTGCTGCTTTTTGTACTGCAAGTATGAAGGTGACTTCCAGTGGCTGGTCAGAGATTTTTCCACGGGCGACAAGCGCTTTAAGCCGCTGAAGGAAGCTCTGGCTTAAGAAAAGAGGGACGGCAATGACGGATTTGGCCCAGCTGGGCGGGGATGAACTAAAGGAGATTTTGGACGAGAAGCGGAGAAGCCGCTGGCTTTATCAACCTCTTCGGGCTGCCGATCCAGGTGCAAGCCAAGCTGGACGCCAAGAAGAAGTAAGACGGGACAAGTTTTTTAGATTAGGTGATTGTGATATGAAAAAATGTGGGCCGGCAGAACTTCCGGTAAGACTGACCAGATCGCGGACGACTTCAACTAATCCATCCGTTTTGACCAAAGAATGTATCCATAAGACATAGCCGGCTCCATTGCCCATGCCAAGATGCTGGCCAAGCAGGGGATTATTCCTGAAGAAGCAAGTGCGAAAATCATTGCCGGCCTGGAGGGCATCTTGGCTGACTTAAATAGCGGCAAGCTGGAAATCGATCCGGCCGCTGAAGACATTCATATGTTCATTGAAGAGACCCTGACTGACCGGATCGGCCAGGACGGGAAGATGCTGCACACGGCCCGGTCAAGAAACGACCAGGTGGCCCTGGATATCCGCTTGTACATGCGGGAAGAAAACGGGCAGATCAAGCAGCTTTTAAAAGATTTGGTGGCGGCTCTTTGCGACCAGGCAGAAAAGTACAAGGCCAGTCTCATGCCGGGTTATACCCACCTGCAGCGGGCCCAGCCGGTCACTTTTGGCCACCAGCTGATGGCTTATGCTTACATGTTCATGCGGGATCTGGAACGTCTCGGGCAGATGGAAGAGCGGATGAACTATTCGCCAATCGGCAGCTGCGCCCTGGCCGGGACGACTTACCCGATCGACCGGGTTTATGAAGCGGAACTTTTGGGCTTTAAGGCTCCGGTAGCCAACAGTTTAGACGGGGTTAGCGACCGGGACCATGTGGTGGAAGATTTAAGTGATTTGGCGCTGGTGATGATGCACCTCTCCCGCTTAAGCGAAGAGCTGATCTTGTGGTCATCTTGGGAATTTCACTTTGTCCGCCTGGCGGATGCTTATGCGACTGGGTCATCCATCATGCCGCAGAAGAAAAATCCTGATATGGCTGAACTGGCCCGGGGGAAGACCGGCCGGGTCTACGGGGACTTGATGGCGATTTTGACGACTTTGAAGGGACTGCCCCTGGCCTACAATAAGGACATGCAGGAAGACAAGGAAGCCTTGTTTGACGCCATCGATAATGTTGAGCTGTGCCTGGAGACTTTTATCCCGATGATCAAGACATTGGAAGCTAATGAAAAGGCCATGCACCAGGCGGCGCAGAAGGGCTTTATTAACGCGACGGACTTGGCGGACTATTTGACTAAGAAGGGGATGCCATTTAGAGATGCCTACCATATTTCCGGGCAATTGGTGGCCTTGTGCATCGACCAGGACACGGTTTTAGAAGACTTGCCGCTTGAAACTTACAAGGGCTACAGCGACTTGTTTGAGGAAGACTTGTACCAGGCAATTGACCTGCATAACTGCCTGGCCAAGCGGACTTCTTTGGGAGGACCGACGCCGGAGTCAGTCCAAAAGCAGGTTGATGAGGTCAGAGGCAAGCTGGCGGAAGAAAATTAGGATTAATCGCTGTTAAGCCAGGGCAAATTTGTCCTGGCTTTTTTGCACCTTTTGACAGAATTCCTTCCTACGGGCTTTTACCATTTGGAAGGGCGTCAGCGAATACAGAAAGCAGATCGCGGAAGAAGAAAATTAGAACAGACGCAAAAGGCGGACCAGGTTGCAAGGCTTGATCCGCTTTTTAGGTAGAGGAAGAGGGCGGGGAGATGGCATAATTTGGAGGAAGAAAACGTATTATTAGGAGGCAATGGAATGGGCGAATCTAAAGAAGACAAAAGGATGAGGGCAAAGTGGGAAAGTTTAAGCGGCGCAGAAAAATCAGAGTTTAAAAAGAACTATGCTATGAGGCGGGGGATTACGATAGATTTTATCCGCCGTTGGGCTTGGAACGAAGGAGATTTGGACAATTTGGAATATCACATTGCGGAACGTAGAAAAAAGTTTAGGGAGTTTTGAGGAGTAAAGGGGAATTTCTAGTCGGGGGGAGACGGGCGGCCTCTTTAAGTTAGCTGGAGGAATGTGGTGGTTTTAGGGTGAAAGAATGGTGGCACGAGTGGGGATGCTCTGTGATTATAGGAGTTATCCTGTCGGGATTGCTTATGTGGTTTATATGGCGCTACATTGACGTGATCATGTTTATTGTGATTTGTGGTATTATCTCCCTATTTTGGCTGGCTTTTAAGGTGATTGACAAGATACTTAAATAATGGTTTGACACAGAATTTTGAGGAGCTAAAAAAGTCGCTTAGAGATCTTCTAAGCGACTTTTTGCATGGAAAACTAGATGAGAAATGGTTACTTTGAATTATCCTCATCAAGTTCAATCAGATTATCAAGAACTTGGCCTGGCGTCTTACCCAGAGTCTGTGCGACTGCGCTAATAACTTTGACGGTTTGTCCGGATAATGGCTTAGTTTCTTTAACGGCGTTGGCTAAGGTCGTATTAGCAATCCCAGTTTGTTTAGCTACTTGGTAGCGAGTGACATCGTTTTGATCAAGATATTCTTGTAGCGCGTTCATTTGATTTAGATGTCCTTTCCATTTATTTACTATAGATGTAGATAATTTTTGGGCCAAGGATAGAAAAAAGCCAGTAGTTAAAACTACTGGCTACTTTGAAATACTTCCTAGTAGGGATACCATTTGACCTTATTAAGGAGAGTACAGGTTCTTTCAACCATGTTTCTGGAGGGTTCTGGAGGTTTCGAATCTTGCTTTTGGGCTAAAAAGCGTTTCTGGTTGTTTCCATGCGTTTCACTTTTTCTAGTTAAAAATCTAGTTGATTTAGAACTCTTTCAACATTCCGCCTGCCTTCTTGAGTGGCGTGCATGTAAATCTCCATGGTAATATCGATTGATTCATGACCCAGGATTGCTTGCACGTCTGTTGGCTTGATTGACGGATCCGCAGTGATGAGCAGGGACGCAAAAGTATGACGGAAGCCATGGATTCTAATTTGTCGGAGGTCTGGGTCGTGTTTATAAACAGCCTGAAGCCACTGATCTGGCTTACTAAGACGGAGATAATCACCATCAAGCGTGTGAAAAAGGTGCGGGCAGAGATCACTATGGTAGTCTTTTAAAACGGCTGCCATCTGATCAGTCAGTGGCACCGTGCGGATCCCTGCCTTAGTCTTAGGTGGCTGGATCCCGTACTTGCCACCCAGGCCATAGGCAAGAGTCTTAGTGACGGAGATTTTTCCTTGATCGTAGTCGATGTCCGACCAATCCAGGGCTAGTGCTTCGCCTTTTCGGAGGCCCGTGGTAGCAAGGAGTAGAAAGAAGACATAAGTCCGGGATCCTACTTCTTTAGCGGCCTGCAGGAACTGCTGAAGCTCATCACGGTTATAGTAGTTGGTGCTGATGTCTCTGCGAGGCCTGGAGGTAGCTTTTGGCATGATGATCTGCTTGACCGGGTTGTCCTTGCAATAGTCCAGGCGCTTGGCAAATTCAAAAAGAGTCCCTAGCAGGCGCACAACCACCTTGTAGTTGACCAGCTTGGTGGCCAAATTGTTTGCCCAGAGTTGTACGGTGGCCGTCTTGATCGAGCTGATCATTTTATCACCAAAAGCAGGCTTGATGTGGACTCTGTAACTAGTCAGCGTTTTGTTTGCTGACGACTCTTTAACTCCGCCTTTATAGCTATCAAACCAAAGCGACCACACCTCATCGGTGGTCGCTTTTTTGGGTGCTTTGGCGGCCAATCCTTGGGCCTTAAGCTTGTTGTAAGCTGCTGATGCTTGGGAGTAAGATTTAAAACCACTCCGGGTCGTGTTGATTGATTTTCCGCTTTCGTCCTGGCCCAGGTAAATCTGGAATTTGTATTTTGTTTGGCCCCGGCTGGTGTATTTTTTGATTGCAGGATTACGCTTTGGCATATTTATTCACCCAAATATTCAAATTTTCCCCAGTTGCTTTTGGCCAGTTCGTTTCCAGATTGGTCATAGATATGGACAAAAGCCGTGGATTGGTCGGTATACTTTTTATATTTGTTGAAGTCATCGACTGCCAACTGCCAATAGTTTCTGCACAGCCTTTCCTTGTCATCCTTTTCTTCCAAGTAGGAATTAGACAGATAAATGTTGATATCTCTTCCTACTACTTCACTTTTAACCACCGCTAACTCGAAATCCTTAGGATACTGAGAAACAGCCTTAACCAGTCGTTTGTTGTCTTCGGATTCCTTAGCCTTGGCAGGTTCGGAGGAAGATGAGGACGATGAGGAAGATGAAGATGACGAGACGGAAGAAGATGAGGATGATGAACTTGGCGTTTTAGAGCTCTGTTTATGTGCCTTTTTAACAGTTTTTGGAGATGAGTCCTGCTCTGGTGACACGGCATCTTCTACAGCACCAACGGCAGCCATGCCAAGGAAAATAAGCATTCCGATTTGCCATTTCTTTAATTTCTTCTTTTCCATTTTTCTTTTACCTCCTATTGAAATCTTGACATTTTGATCATCTTGCCGATGATCTTGCCCGGGTGATCCTGGTCTAGGACAATCGGACTGTAGTGTGGGTTATCTGGCAGCAGAAAGACCTGGTTGCCTACCTTTTTGACACGCTTGAGCGTTGCCCTAGTGTCACCATCAACCAAAACCGCAGCTATCTCGCCATCTTCTACTTCCGGCTGCTGGCGGATGTAGGCGATATCCCCATCTAGTATGTAGGGCTCCATCGAATCGCCTTCGCACTTAAGGGCAAAAATACTGTCTGGATCAACATGATCCGGGAAGTATTCCGTGATATAGCCCTCGATATTTTGATCAGCCGTGATCGGTTCGCCACACGCGATGTGGCCGATGAGCGGGATCTTGACCAGGTGAGATTGATCGACTGGGACCATATTTTCAGGCATAGTGGCAAAACGAGGGTCAATTTCTTCATTAGATACTCTGAAAAAATCTGCCAACTTTTCAACATTTTTAGGCGATGGCAAAACCTTGCCGTTAAAGTAGTCATAGACCGTGCTTTCGCTGATTCCGGTTTGGCGGACAACGTCTGCTTTTTTATAAGCCGTCTTGCTTAGTAGCGCATTAAGGTTGCCAGCGATAACTGACTTTAGCTGTTTTTCTTGCGGTGTGTAATTTGCCCTTGGCATCTTACTACCTCTTTTCTTTTAAAACTTTTTTCATACCTCAATTATGGCATTTTGCCGTTTTAAAGCAACAAAAAGTTGAAAAAAGTTGACTTTTTGTGTTGACTCCCGGTCTAGAACGGGGTATTATTAAAGCATCAAGAACGAAAGGAGAAAACGAAATGCCGAAGATTTCCGTAAGAGCTGCGCGTGTGAACGCCGGCTTTTCTCAAGATGAAGCTGCTAAAAAGCTGGGTATTTCAAGATTCACATTACAAAGATATGAGTCTGACCCAAAGCAGATCCGGCAAGGGATGCTGGAAAAGATGCGGTTGGTCTACAACATGGACCACGACAATCTTTTTTTTAAGATTTAGCCCCGATCTAGCCCGGGAATAAGGAGGGGAGGCGATGACCGAGTATCTCACGACCGTTAAAGCGGCCGAGTATCTGGGAGTCTCCAGAACGACTTTTTGGAGACTCCGCAAAGGACATCCACTAAAAGCTTACTTTTTCGAAGCGTCACCTCGCTTTAAGCGAAGTGACCTCGACAAGTGGGCAGAGCAGTTTAAGGAGGAATAGAAGTGGAAACCAAGCTTATCAATATCAAAGTAGAAGACGACCAGCAACTTGTATCGGCAAGAGACTTGTACAAGGTACTGGAAGTTAAGAAAAGATTCAGCGCTTGGAAGGAGCAGAACTTCAAAGACTTTGAAGAAGGCACTGATTTTACAGGCGTACCTGAAGGTACACCCGTTAAAGGTGGGAACGGAAACGTGCAATACCTTGATGACTACGCCGTGACGTTGGACATGGCCAAGGAACTTTGCATGATGAGCAAAACGGCCAAGGGCAAAGAGATCCGCCAATACTTTATCCAGGTGGAAAAGAATTGGAACAGCCCGGAAATGATTATTCAACGGGCACTGGAAATCTCTAATGCCCGGATTCAAGAGTTGCAAGCACAAAACAAAAGCTTGACCCTGCAACTTGAAGAGTCCAACAAAAAGGCAAGCTACTTGGACATCATCCTTGGAACACCAGACCTGCTGGCAACCACTCAAATTGCCGCTGATTATGGCTATAGCGCCAGAACATTCAACCAACTTCTTAAGGAAGTTGGGATTCAGCACAAGGTCAACGGACAGTGGATTCTCTATAAGGCTTACATGGGCAAGGGATACGTCCAAAGCAAGTCATTCGCCTTTAAGGACAGAAAGGGGCATGACAGAAGCAAGCCAAGCACTTACTGGACGCAAAAAGGCAGGAAGCTGATCTATGACGTGCTCAAGGAAAATGGCACGCTTCCATTGATTGAACGAGACGACATCGCTTAAGGAAAAAAGATGAAGACGAACTTAACTAATAAGAAAAAACTGGCAGAGATGATTGTCAAGGCAGTGAAAGAGCAGCAACAAAGTCTTGAAAAAGACCTATTTGAGAAAAAGGAAGGATGAAACACCATGATTTCAATCTGGGACGGTATTGCGTGGGCCATTATCGGCCTGTTAGCCGGGATCATCTTGGGTGATCACAACAAAAAGAAGTACTTCAACTAGGAGGTGAGCCAAGACGATTGAAAAGCTGCTGAAGGCGTCCAACGCCTTTACGAAAAAGAAATAAAAAAGAGCCGCTGAAACTCAGCGACTCAATATGAACTATCTAAGGAGATTATACACCATGGAACAGGTAGAAAACAAGATGGTTGCAGAAGGATACGAAAAGATGTACAAGCTGGCCTACGAAGTGGACAGCCCAGAAGATGAGTCAGAAGAAGCGTACTGGCAATACCTGATGGACCAGATTGACTACATTGAGCCTGTCCGGGCCTGCCTGGACGCCTGCGGTTTCGATAGCATGGAAGACATGGCCAACTGGTTCCGGACTGCCAACACAGCAGATCTGCGTGACTTGCTGGATGACCTGGAGGAGGCGACTAACTGATGACCACTCTTGGTGAGATGATCCGGAAGCATAGAGAGGATCTCCTTCAAGCGTCAGACACGTTTGAAGACGTCCTCTATGCAGAAGCCAAGGAAAGCTCTAAGACACCATACGGAGCGATTATGACGCTCAAGAAGGCTAAGGGAGATCTGCCAGACAGTTACGCCGGCACTAAGGAGGACATCATCTCCTATGCCTTAGCGAGCAAGGAGATCGACAACGTGATTAACAGAATCAGAAGCGAGGCCCTAAAGCGGGTCTGGGAGGATGAAGATGCAGCACAGTGAAAGTGTAAAAGAGATTTTTGGAGCTCTTTCAAAATTCAGAGCGCAGGTTAAACAACCTGCCAAGACAGCCAAAAACCCGTACTTCAATTCGAATTACGTAACGCTTGAGGGTGTCATGCAATCTATCGACGCAGCACTGCCCGGTACCGGCTTGGCGTACTGCCAGCTGGTCGAAAACGGAGATAACGGAGTTAGCGTGTCGACGCTCATCACACACTCATCAGGAGAGTGGATGATAGTCGGTCCACTGACTTTGGCACCTACAAAACGTGATCCGCAGGGGCAGGGCTCTGCGATCACTTACGCCAAACGTTATCAATTAGCTTCTGCTTTTGGGATATCTAGTGACATTGATGACGATGGCAATGCCTGCTCCTTCGGAGAGGACAGGCAGAGCGGATATCAGCGCCAGTCGGCCCAAAACAAATCATACAGAGGCCAAAACGCTAATCAAGGCAATCGCCAAACGGCAGAGCAGAAAGCACGCCATGACCAAGCTTCTGCCGTGATGGACGAGGTGGCCGATGTCAAGCATAAAGCAGAAACCACCTTCATTGATAGCTCTGGCACCAGCCTGCTTGATCTGTGCAGGCAGTCAAAGCAGGAAGGAGGAAAAGGGCCGGCCCACCAGCGCCTTGAAGCCTGGATTGCAGAGAATCCGGAGGTGAGCATCAGTAAGCACAAATTTATTAAGCGCATTGGCGAGCTGAACATCGTTTAAAGGAGCAAGAGATCATGAGTGACGCTAACAAAGACATCAGAGAGACGATCTGGGAGTACCAGGTTAGCTACTCAGAGCTGTATAGGGAACTTGGCTGGCCATGTGGCTACTCAACGCTGACCAATCGGATCAATGGCGATATTGCACTGTCTAGCTCAAAGAAGCAGCAGATCAAAGAATCCTGTGAACGGATTTTAAAAAGAAGAAAGCTTGTTGATCGCCTTCAAGCGATAAGCCGAAGAGAGCTTAGAAGCTACATCAAAAATCATGGTGTCAAGATGCAGGACATAGCCAAGGAAATTGGCATCAGCAACTCAGCCTTGTCCTGGTGCCTTACCGGTAAGTCAAAACTGACGGATAAGCGTCGAAGAGACATCATCGATGCTGTCGACAAAATTCATAAGGAGCAGAACTATGGGTAAGTTACTAATGGACGATCAGCCGCTAGTGGTATCTCCACGATTGGCACAATCGCTAGGTAGTCTGGACCAGGCTGTTATCCTGCAGCAGTTACACTACTGGCTCAAGAAGTCCAAAAACTTCCATGACGGAAGAGCGTGGGTTTATAACTCCATGGAAGCTTGGATGAAACAATTCCCGTGGATCAAGAGCCGCACTACTCTAACCAAGCACTTCAATCGGTTAAAAAAGCTAGGCCTGGTAGTCACTTCTAACTATAACAAAGCAGGATTCGACAAAACGATATGGTACTCGATCGATTACAGAAAGCTCCAGTTGTTCAGTGACGAATTCGAAAAATCACTGAGCACAGCTGAGAATGACTGTGAACAATCGATTGACCAGAATCTGTACAACGAGTGTTCAGAAGTTGAACAACGGATTGACCAGAAGTTGAACAATGGGTTGACCAGAAACTGTACAACCAATACCAGAGACTACACAGAGACTAGCCCAGAGACTACTACAGAGAATAATATGTCCGGCACTAAGCCGGACGAGAGTATTCCCTTCAAAGAGATTATCGAGTACTTGAACGAGAAGACAGACAACTCTTATAAACCATCGGCTGAAGGACACAAGAAGTTTATTCGAGCACGATGGAAAGAAAAAAATACCCTTGATGACTTCAAGGCAGTTATTGATTACAAGGCTAGTGAGTGGATGGGAACTAAGATGGAAAGCTACCTGAGGCCCAAAACCTTGTTTGCTACCGGCAACTTTGACAACTATTTGGCCGCTGCTAAGAAAGAACTGAAAGCCAACGGACAGGAAAACAGCCTGTTTGCCAATCAATGGCATCCGCAGAATGATGATGACCTGCCGTTCTAGTTCTAACAACAGAAAGGAAATAACTATGGGGATTGCAATGCAGGCGCTTGCAAGTGCCAAGAAAGCAGTCGTCTTGGAACAGAAATGCTCTAAGCACGGGCTAAATCTGATCACATACAAAAATCACGAGGGCGAGCAAGTCACTTGTTGCCCACAATGCCAGGCTGAGGCCCTGGAAGTTCTTCAAGAGCGGTTTGACCAGAAAGCCCGGCAATCGATAATAGCAAGAAAGTTCCGTGAGAACTCTCTTGCCAACTCAAAGATGTGGAAATGCACCTTTGACACCTTTGAAGCCCAACCGGGTAGCGCAGAGGAGTTAATTAAGGGCCAAGTCCGGAATGCGGCCGTTGCTTTTGCAACTAAGCCGGTTGCCCATCATGCCGTGCTTTATGGACAGCCTGGAGCGGGCAAGAGCCATTTAGCCATGGCGATGATGCAAGAAATCCACAAGCACCGGCCGACCAAAACAATGGCTTTCATCAACATCTCAAGGCTGTTTAGCAAGATCAAAAACAGCTTTGATGATCCTTCAGAGTATTGGACGAAAGAAAAGGCTCTGGAGATCATGAGGGGCGTTGATCTCTTGTGTATCGACGACCTTGGGACGGAATCAAGCATGGGCCGGACCGGTCAGGAAGCCACTAAGTGGGCGCAGGACGTTATCTATGACGTCCTGGAGAACCAAGACCGGATTATCATCACGACAAATTTGTCAGAACGTGAGCTCAAGCGGGTTTATGACGCCAAGATCTTCAGCCGGATCTTTGCGAACAGCCAAAATACCCGCTTTGATTTCTCGGGCATTCCGGACAAGCGACTGATGCCTAACTTTCAAATTTAGGAGGTAACCAATCATGGCTGAGTTTGATATGCGAAACGTTCAAGGTGGGCAAACACTCACCGACTTTATTAAAGCTTTCAACGAACTTAAATATGGCTATCACGCTTGTCTCAACAACCGCGGGGAGATGACTATTGTCTCAAATCAAGACGGCAAATTAATGGCCAGCCTGCTTCCAAGGCATGACCTCTGGGCTATCGAAAAATCAACCTTTAGCTGCAAGGAATTGTTTTTAATGGCAAATATGTCAGCCACGGAGGTAATCCAGTGAGCCTCAAAGTTTACAGAGCCAGATTCCAGCAACATCCAGAGCTTTACGTAAAAGTTATCCAGCTTAAGAAAAACAGCTTTATCGTGACTGGTACTCCCTACGCTGACTGGGCAACGGTTGGCTACGGCAGTTTCTGGCATTACGTAGAGCTGGAAAGTGGACTGCATTTCAGAAGACAGGAGGTGGAGCATAGGAATGAATGACTAAGATAATGGACGAGTACAGGATCGCCAACGCTTTTGAGCAGGCGGCGGTCAGCGTGATGCTGATGGACCCAGCAGGTTTTACTACGGAAGAATACAACCAGATTAAGACAGCGATCAGAAAGGCTGAAAAGGAGAACAAAAATGGCAGGGATTAACAATGTTGTACTGGTTGGCCGGTTGACCAAGGATGTCAACCTGGGATCAACGCAAAACGGGAGGATGGTCGGGACCTTCATCCTAGCGGTCGACCGGACTACCAAGGACCAGAATGGCAACCGTCAAGCGGATTTCATTCCGTGCGTGATTTGGAACACCAAGTACAGCAAGAAAGCCGAAAACTTGGCAACGTACGCCCACAAGGGCAGCTTGATTGGCATTACTGGGGCGATTCAAACCCGTAACTATGACAACAAGGACGGGGAAAGAGTTTACGTAACCGAAGTTATGTGTCATGACTTCAAGCTCTTGGAAAGCCGGCAGGCAGCCAGCGACTACCAACAAGGACAATATAACCACCAACAAGGTGGGGCTGGATACCAGCAAGTAGATCAACCACAGCAGAATTTCCAAGCCCCACAGGCGGACAATTTTGGCTCACAGGGGCAAACCACTACACCAGCAGGGCAATCAGACACGATTGATGTGTCTAGTGATGACTTGCCGTTTTAGGAGGAAAGGATACTAGCAATGATTGGTACTAACTATGACCTATTCGGCCAAATTGGAAATCTGTGGGACGAGTACAGCTACGCGCTCGAAGATCGAAGTGATTGGGAGCGTTCCGATGCGGCATCTCTACTGATTGCTTGGCTAGTGGCCACTGATCGGTGCACGATGGACGACCTAAAAGCGGGGCTGAAGGTTTTCCAAAAAATTGGAAATTGCGCGATTTCTGCGCACAACCGCGGCATAGAATTTGGTCCAGATGACTTTGTTAGGGCTGTTATGTACGAGGCGAAGTACGAGGCGAAGAAAGAGATGGGGGAGGAGAAGAACAATGAAGAATAGTGAGTTTATCGAGCGGTTTAACGATTTAGATAAGATTTACGACATTCGAGCAACCAAAGATATAGTGTTTTCGCATGGCGTTGAAGTTAACGAATTTGAAGATAACAATTATAAAACGGTGGCTAGATTGCCTGAAGACGAAAAGGATTGGAGCTTTTTCGGAGCTTTTCAGTGCTCCCCGCAAATGTTGGAGTTGATGGCAGAGCTGGCTAAGACACCGCCCGAAGAGCGGGAGGATGTGCAAAAGTACGTGATCTTGAACGGGCTCCCACGCCATGGAACGTGCCATTACTTTTTAATCGACGTATATAGTTGCCGGCTTTTGCCGTGTCAGCTTGATGGGCTGGACGAGAGCGATGTAGCGGCCATGGGCGCTTACAGCAAAGACGGCTTGCGTGAAGCCAAAAAGGCGCTGACACCGGAACTTGCGACGGCGGTTGACATGATGAAAGTCACGTTTGAGCGTGCGATTGAGTTGACGGAGAACAGCAGACATGACGACCTGGATTAAGGATAACGAAAATCCAAGCTTGTGGTGTGGGCAGTCATGAAAAGAGATGGCTTGACCTGGCCCTGGCAGATTGAGCACAACGCTCATGGCCATGCGATGGTTTACCTGAATCTGGCTACAGCGATTAGACAAGCTGACCGACTGAGAAAGCAGGCCGGAAAGCACGTTGTTCGGGTTACTAATTACGATTACAGTTCAGAGATCATTTATTAACAGATCAGACAGAGTCAGACAGAGACGAGAGAAATGAGACGAGACGGAGGAAAGAAATGTATTACTATGCAAGAGCAACGATTAAGAACGGCAGACCCTACACTTATGGACATAGTGACGGTAAAGATTGGGCTGATGATGCACTGATTACGGACAAATCGCCGGAAGTGCAGAAGAAGGTCTTTGACTGGATCAAGGAAAATATTGTGCCAAGAAAAACGCCAAATGATAAGCATTCAAGCTATGGTTTAAAACACTATTTAGAGCATGATATCGGCATCTACTTGACGAACAATGAGTTCAAAGATGCAATGCTACTTTGCGGCTTTAAACCGGTAGACGAAACTGAGCTGAATTGGGAGTATTGCATCAGCGAAAAGCCGATTTCGTGGCGAGTGCGGATGAAAAAGGAAAAGGAGAGAGAACTGAAGCGCTGGAGGGAACAACTTGATGCAGATTGAGTTTACAATTCCCGGAGACCCACAAGGGCAAGGGCGGCCAAGATTCGCTAGGCAAGGAAAGTTTGTCCATACGTATGACCCGCCAAAGAGCAAAGAGTACAAAGCAAAGATTGCCCAAAGCTTCCAGCAGGCTTACATGGGCAAGCCACTGACCAAGCCAGTCAAGATTAGCATTAGGGCGGTCTTTGGGGTTCCCAAGTCTTACTCTAAAGCACGTACCAAAGCCTGCTTAGAGGGGCTGGAATGGCCGACAAAGAAACCTGACGCGGACAACATCGAGAAAGGCGTTTACGACGCTTTGAACGGCTTGGCTTACGAAGATGACAGGCAGATCGTGATGACAAACACGTTCAAGGTCTACGGCCCGGAACCCAAAGTTGACGTTGTTATTGAAGAATTGGGGTAAAGTTATGGAAAAAGTATTTTATCCAACGAAGTACGGAGCGCAATCGCGCTTTAAACTTGCCAAAAATACGCCACCGCAAATTGTTAACTGGGTAAAAGCCCAGCCCAAAGTGGTTTATGGTGTAGAGCGCAAAGTTGATGGACTAGAAATCGTGGTCAGCAAGCAAGGACGGCGTAAGCTTATTCCCTGGTGCTGGATCGCGGGATTAAGACAAGCGGGGTATAGCAATTATGAACTTCCACTGTAACTGGTGCGGAACTGTTCTGGAAAAGGGGGACAGTTATCTGGAATATCAAGGATTAGGTTTTTGCAGTTCAGAGTGCGCAACGGACTATATTATGAACGATATAGAACTGCTGGAGAAAGTAGTAGGAGAGGACGACAGATTATGAGATACGGTTTTGAACTTAAGCAGACTGGCCAGGGCTATCATGTAGCCAAGTCGGGATTCGATTTAATGGTCAGCAGAGAATTTCTGCGCGCGATGGATTACACGGAATTGCGGCGGCTTGAGTTAGTTATTCGCGACTTGATGAAGGAATGATTTTATGGACGATTTGGAACTGGATCAAAGGCTAACTGCGCACAAGGTGGATCAGTACCTTAAACACGACTTTGAACGATATCTACGCCAGTGTGGTGCTCACAGAGCTGATATAAACTCTCCTAGCATGTCCGGAATGCCTTCCAGTACATTTGGCAACCACCACAACCACCAGGAAGAGAAGCTCGTAGAAGGATTATATGCGGCTTCTGTGGTCGATTGTGTTAAGAATACGATTACCAACTGCTCCGATGGAGATGTTCGCAAGCCCTACCAGATTATCCTGGTTGAATACTATCTTAAAGGTATGCCAGGCTTTAAAATTGCTCAAAAAATTGGCTACTCAGATCGACAATTTGCGAATAAAAAGCGGTTGGCGCTTTGCGAATTTGCAGACCGCTTCGAGTACTGGAAGCAAGTGTTTAAGGTGCAAGATCAACCTTGCTTGCAAGTGACAAAAAGTGCACAAAATATGCACACAATGTGCAAGGTAAAAACGCTATTATAGTAGCGTAAACAAAAAGAAAGCTACTAGCAATGCGTTGAGACAGCTTAGTCATAGCTGCGGGTGGGTTCGACTCCCGCCTGCAGCATTGTCCGGTGGTTATTAAGCGACCGGGCACTTTTCCCTAACTTTATCCTTCCGTTTTCATGATTTCATCACAGCACAGCAAGCTGGTTGGGTAGTGCCTTCTCCTCTGTAAATAGTACAACCAATACCTAATTTCAATTAATTACTGTCATAAGATACTTTGGCACGGCAGGTTCGATTCCTGCACCAGCTTTAGCCCCCGTTTGGGGCTTTTGGAAAAAAAGTTAGCACTAACTCTTTGTTTAATTATTTTTTCTTCCAAATATATTTTTTTAGCTGGATGCCAGCGGTTCGATTCCGCTGGAATTCATAGCCCTCTTAAGTTTCTAGTTACCCGCAGAAACTTAACCAAGCGATGACGATATTACTATCAGGTATCCGAGCGGGCAAAGACAAACACGCTAAGCATGGCCTGGTGGCTGTGCTTTTTTGTTTCAGCAAGAAAGGTGGTGGCAGTGCTGAAGCTCACGATTAAGCAAAAGAAATTCGCTGATGAATACATCCGGCTTGGCAACTCCACACAGGCTGCCATCAATGCTGGATATTCCAGAAAAACAGCGCGGCAAATAGGCGCAGATAACTTGTCAAAAGCGTACATTCGTGAATACATCAACAAAAAAATGGATGCTTTGGACAAAGAAAAAACCATGCAAATTAAGGAAATCATGGAAGAGCTGACCTCCATAGCCCGCGGCGAAATCAAAGAAGAGCGCCTAGACAAGGACGGCAACATCGTGGAGACACGTCCGCTTTTTGCGGATCGCCTAAAAGCGATGGACATGCTGGGCAAGCGCTATGGAATGTGGAATGGGATGGCTCAGGAAGCTGCCAGTCAGACCGTTATCATTGACGACATGACGGATGGTGATGCTGATGAAGGTTAGACTGACCGACCAGATTAATCCCCATTTCCGTGGGCTCTGGAATACAAAGCGGCCGTATGTTATTGCTAAGGGCGGTCGTGGTAGTTTCAAATCGTCCGTTATCAGCATTAAGCTGGTCTTCGATATGGTTAAAGCTATCACTAACGGACACCGTGCAAATGTGGTCTGCATCCGTGAGAACGCCAGTTATCTTAGAGATTCAGTCTATAACCAAATTCTCTGGGCGCTGAATATCCTTAAGGTTAGTGACCAGTTTAGGACCAGAACCAGTCCTTTAAAAATCGAGCACATTAAATCCGGGTCAGCCTTTTATTTTTACGGTGCAAATGATCCGATGAAACTCAAATCCAACAATGTCGGCAATGTCATTGCACTCTGGTTTGAGGAGTTTGCAAACTTAAAAAGTATTGACGTGTTCGACCAAGCAGTGCCAACTTTTATCCGGCAAAAACCCGCATGGCTAGACCAGGCCAAGGTTTACTGTTCATACAACCCGCCTAAAAATCCGTATCTGTGGATAAACGAGTGGATAACTCAAAAGGAAAATGATCCAAATTTCTTTATCGATCACTCCACTTATTTAGACGACAAGCTGGGCTTTACGACCAAGCAGCAGTTGGACATGATTGAGAGCTACAAGGAAAACGACTTCGATTATTATCGATGGCTTTATCTTGGCGAAGTCGTAGGGCTTGGTACCAATGTCTACAACATGGATCTGTTCCATTCAGCCGATGCGATTCCTGAAGACGACTACATCACCGATATCTACTACGGCATGGACGCAGGTCACGAAGTATCTGCAACAACGGTGGTTGCGGTCGGGCTTACTCGAAAGGGCAAGGTCTATCTGCTGGACACCTACTACTATTCACCGGCTGGCAAGACCAATAAAAAGCCGCCTAGCGAATTAGCCAGAGATATTCATGATTTTATTGCCCAGGTAACGGATAAGTATGATAAATATCCGACCCGCTTAACCATGGATTCTGCGGAAGGTGCGCTTGATAATCAATATTATTCGATGTATGGAATCCGGTGGCACAAGGTCCACAAGCTTAAGGAAGTTGACATGATCGACCGGGTGCAGGATTTACTGGCACAAGGCCGAGTTTATTATCTTGACCAGCCTGCCAATAAGATATTCATCCAGGAACACCAAAAATATCAATGGGACGAAAACACGCTCCAAAGCGACAGTCCCAAGGTTATCAAGGAAGACGACCACACGGTCGATGCGTTTAAATATTGTGTCCTAGACAACGAACGAGACTTTGGTTTGAAGTGGTAGGAGGTGGACAATGGCTTTTTGGGATACACTCAAAAACTTATTTCGGAAAGGAAGTGCAGCAGTCGGAATGACAAAGAGCTTAGGCCAAATCATTGATGATCCCCGGATCAACTTGCCAGCCGATGAGGTGGAGCGGATCGCGCGGAACAAGCGCTATTACATGGATGACTTTAAACAAGTTACCCACAAAAATTCTTACGGCGACACGCAAAAGCACGAACTGCAATCGGTCAACGTCACCAAGCTGGCGAGTGCCAAATTGGCCAGCTTGATTTTTAACGAGCAGTGCCAGGTCACCATTGGTGACGAGACCGCCAACGACTTTTTGGACGCTGTTTTCCAGGATAACGACTTCTATACTACTTTTGAAGAGAAACTTGAAGAATGGATTGCGCTGGGCTCCGGCTGCGTCCGGCCTTATGTAGTAGGTGGCAAGATCAAGCTTGCCTGGGCCACGGCTGATCAAGTTTATCCGCTTCAAGCCGACACAAACCAAATTAATGAGCTGGCGATTGCATCCCGGACAACTGAGGTTGAAAACCACCGGACTATCTACTACACGCTGCTGGAATTTCACCAGTGGGACAACAACGGCGACTACGTGATTACTAACGAGCTCTATCGCTCTGAAACGGCGGAAACCGTCGGGATTAACGTACCTTTAAACTCGCTGGAACAATACGAAGGGCTGGAACCGCAAGTCAAGATTACTGGCTTAAAGTATCCACTTTTTGCGTTCTACAGAAACAAGGGAGCAAATAACAAAAACTTTACCAGCCCTATGGGAATGTCCTTAATCGACAATTCCTACACCGTTATCGACGCAATCAACCGGACTCACGACCAGTTTGTCGATGAGGTTAAGAAGGGCCAGCGGCGCTTGATTGTCCCTGCAGAGTGGCTCAAGACTGGATCCAGTTATGGTGGGCAAGCGAGTGAAACTCATCCTCCGATGTTTGACCCAGACGAGACTGTTTATCAAGCAATGTACGGGGATGCAAGCGAGGTGGGCTTCCACGACGCCACCAGCCCTATACGAGTGGCTGACTACCAGGCAACCATGGACTTTTTCTTGCGAGAGTTTGAAAACCAAACAGGTTTAAGCCAGGGCACGTTTACAACATCGCCAAATGGAATCCAAACAGCAACCGAGGTGGTTACCAACAACAGCCAAACCTACCAAACCAGATCCTCTTATATCACTCAGGTGGAAAAGACTATCAAGGCCTTGACTTACGCTATCTTCGAACTAGCCAGCGTGGATGGCTTTTACGCAGACGGGCAGGCGAGATGGACTGGCGATGTAGATAACCTGGATATCACGATCAACTTCAACGACGGCGTTTTTGTTGACCAGGATTCCAGGCGCACTGCTGACCTGCAGGCAGTCCAAGCCCAGGTCATGCCAAAGAAACAATTCCTGATGCGCAACTACGGTCTTGACGAAGAAGAGGCAGATAAATGGCTTGCGCAAATCGATGCAGAAAACTCCACGGTAGAACCAGAATTTGATCAGTTTGGCGGTGAATAGCCATGAATACGGCGGAGAAGGTCGCTGACCAATACGTGATCCTGCAGCAGGAAATCTTCGGAATGCTCATCGACGCGATCAAAGGCGTGCGGCCTCGCTTGACTGAACTCAAGGCTGAGGAGATGGTTGAATGGCGGATTAAAGCACTAGCACAAATGGACGCCTTAACTCAACAAGTGATTGATTATATTAAAAAGCAATCGCCTGCAATTGCAAAAGCGATTGATTCCGTAATCAAGCGCGACGGATTAAAGGTAAGCCAGTCCTTCAACCGGGACCTGGCTAAGCTTTTAAACCAGCCAATTAAACCAGTTAGCACTGAAACGATGCAAGTGCTAGACTCCTATGCAGCCCAAACGTGGAGAAGCCTAGACAACAACGTCAACCAGTCGCTACTGTCCACCAACGTGGGCAAAAACCCGGCTCTGAGGGTTTACCAAGACATTCTAAACAAATCTACCTTGGCGGTCACAACAGGCCTTAAAACGCCGCAGGAAGCGATTTTTAACAACATCGACGACTGGGTTAAGACTGGCCTACCGACTACCTTGATTGATAAAGGCGGCCACAAATGGAGCCTAGAAGGTTATACAAGGACGGTTATTACTACAACCACCTTGCGAACGTATAATGACGTTAGAATGCAGTCTTTAAAGGACTACAACCAAACACTGGCAATTATGACGTCACACCCGGCAGCCAGACCCGCTTGTGCTCCAATTCAAGGTAAAGTGGTTAATGTGATAGACCACGGGGATCCACGTTTTAACCCCAAATACCCGACAATCTACGATTACGGATACGGAACACCAGCCGGAACCCTGGGAATTAATTGCATGCATGAGCTATATCCCTATGTTGAAGGCGTCACAATTAATCGCCAGAAGCACTATGATGAGCAGGAGGCGATTAGAAATGGCGAAATCCAGCAGATGCAGCGCTACTATGAACGACAGGTCCGCAAATGGAAACAGCGGAAATTGGCGGCTGAAAGGATTGGCAACACGAATCTGGAAGCGAAATGCAGTAGCGCAATTCGCGGTTACCAATCTAAAATCAGAAAAATAGTAAGTGAAAATGATTTCTTGACCCGGCAGTATGACAGGGAAAAGATAGCCAATATTTAATTTCCGACCTGGGCAAGTCGTTAAAAGGCCTTATTGTTATGTCCTGATCGAGTTCGTCGCTCGTAAAACTAACGTAAGGAGACACCAATGGAAAGAAAATTTTTGACAGATTTAGGTTTGAATCCAGACCAGGTTAACAGCATTATGGCCCAGTACGGCAAGGATATGCAAAAGTATGAGGGCCTGGAAGCTGAAAGAGATGCGCTCAAGAAGACAAGCAGCGAATTGTCCAACAAGATTGAAGATTTGAAGGCAAATAGTGCCAACATCGAAGACTTGACTAAGCAAATCGAAAAATTGAAGTTGGACAACGAAAATGCCACCAAGCAATTGAGCGCTCAAAAACTTGACTTTGCCGTCACCAGCACCATTAAGGACTTTGGTGCCAAGAATGCCAAAGCGGTTAAGGCCTTGCTTAACCACGATGATATTCGCTTTGATAGCAAGGGCAATTTGACCGGGTTGGAAGAACAACTGAAGTCGCTCAAGGATTCAGATAGTTATTTGTTTGCAGAAGATAAGCCTGCTGGCAAGCCAATCCAGGCATTTCCTACGGGGAACCCGGAAGCTGGCGGCAAGGATGTCAGCCTGCATCAGAAGATTGCACAAAGATTGAAAGGATAAATAAATGACTGTTGTTTTAGATTCAAAAGACCTTGCAAGAATTGACGAAGAATACAAGGCAGACTCCCAAGTATGGAGCTATTTGACTGGTGGTAATGGCGTAAGCGCTGCTGACTTTGTTGGCGCTAACGAAGTGCGGATCAACAAGTTGAGCGGCTTCGTTGACGCCGCCGCCTACCAGCGTGGGCAAGACAACGCGCGTCACACTATTTCAGTTGACAAGGAAACCGTTAAGCTGACCCACGAAGATTGGTTTGGCTATGACCTTGATCAATTCGACATGGACGAAAACGGCGCTTATACTGTGGAAAACGTCGTTCGTGAACACAATAAGATGATCACCATCCCTCACCGTGACAAGGTAGCCGTTCAGAAGCTTTTCGATTCAGCAGCAAAGAAGGCCACCGACTCAATTACGAAGGACAACGCCTTGGATGCTTACGATACGGCAGAAGCCTACATGTTCGACAATGAAGTTCCAGGTGGCTTTGTGATGTTTGTTTCTTCCGCCTACTACACCGCACTTAAGCAGTCAGCAGCCGTAACTCGGACCTTCTCAACTGACGGGACTATGGCAATCAACGGGATTGACCGTCGGGTAGCTCAATTGGACGGTGGTGTTCCAATTGTTCGCGTATCTAGCGACCGCCTCAAGGGGCTTGGGATCACTGACCACGTTAACTTTATTTTGACCCCGTTGTCAGCTATTGCACCAATTGTCAAGTACGATTCTGTTTCAGTCATCGACCCGTCAACTGACAGATCAGGTAACAGATGGACCATCAAGGGCTTGTCCTACTACGATGCGATTGTTTTGGACAATGCAAAGAAGGGCATCTACGTCGCAGCCACTGCAGGTGCTTAATGGCTAAGGCTAAGTACAAAGTGATTCACGACTTTTGGGGCCAAGAAGAGCATAGACACTTCTTCAAGGGCCAAACGATTGAAGTCGAAGAAGCCAGAGCACAAGCGCTGCTTGCCACTCATCCCTCGGTAGGCACTCCACTGATTGAGGCTGCGACTAAGCGGACTGCCAAGAAGAAGGAAGAAGCGAAGACCAATGACAGCGTATCTGACAATAAGTGAATTTGAAAAGTTTGGCTATGAGCTGAAGAAACCGGACAACTTTGACAAGCTTTTAAAGAGCGCTACGGTCTTGATTAACCAAGTTTGTTCTTATTACGACCCAGCGTTTGCTTACCACGACCTGGAGGCTGATTCACAAGCCGATCCAGGCAGCTATTCGTTCCGCCAGGCAATGGCTTTTAAAAAGGCGGTAGCTCTTGAGATGGTCTTCCTAGAAGATAGTGGCTATTCTAGCGCCTACGAGGTCGCACAAGGCGCTTTAAGCTCGTTTACGGTAGGACACACCAGCATGAGCTTAAACGGCTCAGCAGGTCAAAATCTGACCGTAGGAGGAACCGGAGTAGTTAACTCGGCATATAACCTTCTTGGGCGCTATGGCTTAATTTTTAGCGGGGTGGCAAGCTCATGAAACTACCTATCCCTTATCAAATGGCCGTGTCAACCGTCCATTTAAAACTAACTGACCAGAGCGCTAAGAAAGACCGTTATGGCCGCACAATTCCATCCTGGGAGGGCGACATCGCCAAATGTGTGGTAAACATGCAAACCACCTATAGCGGTACTAACAACGACCGCCAAATCGTGGCTAACGGGCTAGTCATGATGTACGCTGGCTACTCTGACCCGATTCCAGCCTTGACCAAGGAGAATCTTGAGTCAAAGTTGACCTACAAAGGCCAGGAATACACGGTGAAGAGTATCAATAGATTCGATCAACCGGGCACCGAAGACTTATATTGCTATGAGTTGGAGGTAATCTAATGAGTGATTTGAGTGTTTTTAGCCGTATGGCTCAGAGCACAGGGTCTCGAAGCGTTAGGCTCCAGGTGCTGAACCAGATGCATCAAGACATGGAGCAATATGTTCCTAAAAGGGCAGGCTTTTTGAGGTCTCAAAGCTTTATTAACGACACTGGCATCCATTACACAGCTAAATACGCTAAAGCGCAATTCTACGGCTTTGTAAATGGCCACCGGGTACGTAACTACTCAACGCCGGGAACAGGCCGCAGATGGGATTTAAGGGCTAAAGCGGTTTACAAGTCAGACTGGCAAAAGGTGGCGGTTGCCGCATTCTTAAAGGAGGCCAAGGGTGGATAAGCAACTCGATTTAGACGACCGCCTGGCGGACTTTTTCGACCAGGCGACAGGTAGCACAATCATGCTGGGACACATGCCCGAAAACGGGCAGGTCAGCCTTTTGCAAGACCCTGGATCCGCACCAACTGGCGCGCCATATTTCAACGGAGACCAGCCAATGAGCATGCAGTATGAAATTCTCTGCTCAACGCAAGATTATCTTACGGCACGCCAATTACTGAGCCCGATAGCTAATGCAATTTCAAGAATTAATGGCGACACGGTGCAGTCCCACAACGGGACATTCACTTGCGACCATGCAGAAATAACCGGCTTTCCTTTCAACCAACTGGTCGATACGTCCGGTAATATGTTTTGGATAACCAACTTCGTTGTTTACATTGATTTAATGAGAGAGGACTAATCAAATGGTAGATAATACACCTTTTTTCCCGCATAACTGGCAGACAGGCTATTTCATCGACACGGCGGGCGGTCTGGATCCTAAGACGACCACTAACGCCAACTTTGCCAGTCTTGCTGCGTTTGTCACTGGTGTTACACCAGCGCCAAACGACACTAACGACACATCAATCTACTTTGCAGACGAGGATAACGCCAGCCCAGAAAAGACCGGGACCGCCTACACCTGGGCAGTTACTGGCCACGTTCTGGTTGGCGATCCAGCTTGCGACTATATCATGGGCTTGTATCAGAACCACGCAACTGGCAATGCTGCCAAGACCCTGCTCAAGATTGTCTATCCAAATGGCAAGACTTTGATCACGCGTGTGGTAGTCCAAAGCATTGTAGTCGGCGGTGGTAACGGGAACGCCAAGCAAACTTTGACCTTTACCCTAGCCGAATCAGGCAAAGGTGTTTTAAGCAACACTGTAAGCGCGTAATAAGGAGGGAGGGCCAGCTTAACGGCTGGTCCTTTTTTATTAGGAGGCAAAAAATGACCGTTTTAAACTTAAACACTAATGTTCCAAGAATCGACGTTCAACTCGATGGCAAGAATTACCCAGTTTACGCCAACGACGAAAATATTAAGATTGCCAGCTCAATCGCTAGTCAATCAACTAATGTCCAGGGCAAGCTTACCGAATTAGCACAAGGTCAGCCTAGTCAAGAAGAAATTGCCAAATTGTTAGGCGATTTAAAGGCCACACTAGTTAACGCAATCGACCAACTGCTGGAACCAGGCGCTGGTGAAAAAATTTGGAAGCAAACACACGGCTCTTCCGAAGCGGTAGCCCGTGCGATTGGTCAAATCCAGGAAGCGTTGAAGCGGGAACGTGAGAAGCAAGCTAAAAGCGAGCAGGACAAGCTTAATGAGTCCTTCCCGGTAGCCCGTGCAAAGAAGCGGAACAAGAATGCTAAGTCTGTCGGCACCAAGTAAAGAAGACCACAGATTTATTGAGTTAACCACTGGCGTTTATGAACTGGACTATTCTTACGACAACGTCCTGCGGTGGTTCAACTTGGTTGAATCGGATCTCCCTGATGAGGTTAAGGCCACGCGCACGTTTTTAATGTTTGTCGGCCCAGTGGATGCCACCGATGAAGACATAGTTAAGACCTTCAAAACAGTATCCGAAGACGTAAGCAAACATCCCTACGGGAACACTGTTGAGAGCGATCCAGTCGGCAAATGGGACCGAGCATTTGACTTCGAACTTGATTCTGGTGCAATCTATGCCAGTTTTATGCAGACTTACCACATCGACCTGCTGGAAGAGAAGGGCAAAATGAGCTGGTTTAAATTTAAGGCTTTGCTTGACGGTTTGGATCCCGAATCGATTTTTGAACGGATCGTCCGGATCCGCAAGGCAGACTTGAGCGAATACAAGGGCAAACAGCTCAATGAAATGGTGGACTGCAAAGAATACTACAGCCTGGCGCAAACTCCGGAAGATCAAAAAGCCAAAAGTGACTACGAAATGCAGAAGCAGTTTGAGCAGATGGGATTCGTGTAGTCAAACCCAAAAATCTGAGCCCTACTCTCCCAAGGGCTCAGCGTGGCGGTGTAGTCAGATGTAGTCACTTTGTAGTCAGCCTTAGCCTTACTCTCCCAAGGACTAAGCCCTATATGACTACATGACTACACCTTATAATAAAAATAAAAATATATATTATATATAATATATAAGAGATATAGGATAATAGTGGGAACATAGGGGGAACAGTGGGGAATACTTTATATAATGTTGCAGAATGGTGTAGTCATGTAGTCATTTCCCCGGAAGCCTTGCGGCTGTAAGGCTCAAGGCGACTACACGGTGACTACAGTGACTACACCGTTAGAAAGGGGGTAAAAAATGGCTGATGGAGTCGTAACAATCGATTTAAAATTCCCGGCTAATGAGCCGGGATTTAAATCTGATGTTGCCCAGGTCGAAGAAATCCTTAAAAAGATTGGGTCGGGCACTGGCAATCAAGCGGTGGCTAACTTCAACAGAAAAGCCAACGAGCTGAAAACTACCGCCAACGAGGCGGGTGGCCAAGTTTCTAAGAGTGTAAACGAAGCTGGCAAACAAGCCGGCGACAAGATGCAAAAAAATTTCGTGTCCAATGTCACCACGGTGGAAAAGGCTGCATCCTCTACGGCTGAGAGTGTCTCAGCTACTACCACCAAAATGGGGAAGCATGCTGGTAGCGAAATGCAGAACAACTTTGGCTCCAATTCTGAAGACGTCAAAAAATCGGCGAAAGGTATGGGCCAAGATGTCGATAGGACTGCCAAGGACATGGGCAAAGGTGCTGGCGATGAAATGGCTGGCTCTGCTGGAAAGAACATCGGAAAGGTGAAAAGTGCCTTTGGCTCACTTGGAGATTATATCAAGGGTTCCTTTATCGGTAGTGCACTGGAACAAGCAACCGAAAGGGTAGCTGATTTCTTTAAAGACATGGTTACCCAGGCGACTGAATCCTTTGACGCCTTGAAGAGCTACACGTCAACCATGAAATTCGCTGGTTTTGACACGTCAGAAATCAAGAAGGGCGAGGAAGAACTAAAAGAATACTCCAAGGAAACCATCTATAACGTCGGCGAAATGTCCAACACGGCGGCCACCTTGGCAGCCAACGGCGTTAAAAACTATGTTGACGTAACGAAGGCCCTGGGCAACTTGGTCGCAGTAGCGGGTGGTAGCACGCAAGACATGCAGTCTGCATCCCTAGCCTTAACTCAAATGGTCGGGGCAGGCAAGATGTACGCTGGGGACTGGAACCAGTTCATTAACGGCATTCCTGGGGCTTCTGGCAAGCTTAAGAAGGCGCTGAAGGACGCTGGTGCATATACTGGCAACTTCAAAGATGCCATGTCTAAGGGCAAAATTTCGGCCCAAGACATGATTAATGCAATTGAGAAACTAGGCAACACCAAGATCGCTAAGAAGGCCGCCACGGACACGAGCAAATTCTCCGTAGCTTGGCAAGGTGCCCAAGAATCGGTCCAGGATGGTATCTTGAAGTTGATGGATAGTCTGGGAACCAGTGGCTTTACTGGGGCAATTTCTGCGGCTGGTGACAGTGCCTATAATGCCCTGGCGTCGATTGGTAAATGGATTTCCAAACACAAGGACGAAATAGCCACGCTGGGGAAGAAACTAGGCTATATCAAGGACGACCTTAAAGAAATTGGCGGTGATATTGGCCAAGGATTCATTCAGTTTTTCAAAGATGGCTACAAATGGATCAGCAAATTCACCGATAAAGCAGGTGATGGCAATGATGTGCTGGATAATTTGGGGTTAGCCTTGGACAAGGTTGCCCAAAATAAGGGCACTCTCCGGGCAATCGGCAAGGGGCTGGCGGCAATTACGACGGCGGCACTGGGGCTTAAAGCACTCAAAGGCGTAGCCGGGCTGGTAACGGCCTTGATTAAACCTTTTGCAAGACTGATCGGCTTCTTTATGTCCTTTAGTGGTGGTCCAATTATTCTGGCAATCGTTGCTATTGGGGCTGCATTCGTGCTGGCTTACAAGCATATCAAGCCGTTCAGAGACTTTGTCAATGCTATCGGCAAGAAGGCCGGGTCCGCCTTTAGAGCGGTGTCTAGAGCCGTTTCTAAGGCATTTAAGCGGATTTCAAAGGCAGTGGCCCCGATCGTTAAGGAATTTAAAAAGGCTTGGAGCCAGCTGCTAAAGTTCCTTGAAGCACTTTGGAAAGATATCTCTGCTGTAGTTATCGGCGCGCTTAAGATCCTATTCGTAGTTATGTCGCCCCTGCTCCTCGTTGTCATCGGCCTGGTAAAATTAGCCATGATCACGATTAAAGCCCTTATAAAGGGCGCTATGGGCTTTATAAAGACCATTTGGCACACAACTTGGAAGGCGATTGGGACCATTCTCAAAACGGCTTGGAACGTTATTAGAGACATCTTTAAGTATGAACTAAAAATCATCACCGACATTCTCAAACTCGGCACCGACATTCTTAAAGGCAACTGGAAGAATGTCTGGAAGGATATCAAGCATATCTTTAGCGATGTCTGGAACGGGATGAAATCGATTGTCCGCGATATTTGGACTGGCATCAAAGAGTACGTTGCTGACGGCGTGAACGGCGTTATTGACCTCATCAACGGTATGATCACGGCTATTAACAAAGTTTGGACCTTTTTCGGCGGCAAGGGTGGTATTGACAAGCTCAGTCATGTCCACTTTGCCACAGGGGGGCAGCTGGGTAGTGACGGATCAGTCATGGCTATCGTCAACGATGATGGCAGTCCTGACCCGCGGGAGTTGATCCAGCGCAAGGACGGTACCTTGCAGATGTATCAGGAACGCAATGCCAAGACTATCATCAACCCAGGTGACAAGGTCTACAATTCCCAGCAGACCAAGGAAATCTTCAACTCTGTCGGCGTGCACTATGCCAAGGGTAATGTCGGCGGGGATATCTGGAGCGGGGTTAAGTCGTTCTTTGGCGGCGTAGCGGATAAACTTAAGGACGCTATTGAGTGGCTCAAGCATCCCCTAAAGAACACTGCCAAGCTGATCAAGAACGCTACTGATTCGTTTATGTCACTTTTGCCAGATAACTTTAAGAACTTGGCGGGATCAATGATTGGCAAGATGACCAGCATGATCTCTGACAAGTTTAAGAAGCTGATCCAGGGCTACAAGGATGACAGTGAAGATGGCGGTGGCAGTGTTGGCAACCCTGGTGGTGCTGGCGTTATGCGCTGGAAGTCATATGTTGCTAAGGCCCTTGAGGCCAACGGCATTGAGCCGACGGGCTATAGAGTAAGCAAGATCCTGGCCACCATCCAGCGTGAGTCAGGTGGTAATCCGAGAGCAATTAACCTTTGGGACAGCAACGCTAAAGCAGGGATTCCGTCTAAAGGCTTGATGCAAACAATCGGACCAACTTTTAACGCTTACAAGTTTGCAGGTCATGGCAATATCTACAACGGCTACGACAACCTGCTTGCAGCCATTAACTATATCAAACACAGATATGGCACTTCTGACGCGGCTTTTGCGCGTGTGGCCGCAAGTGGCTATGCAAAAGGCGGCGTCATTGACCGAGAACAAATGGCTCTGCTTGGTGAAGGGAACCGTACAGAATTTGTTGTTCCAAATCCTTCGGTTGCAGGCCCTTCCCGCACCTACGAAATGATTGGACGCGCTGCAGCTTACGCAAGCCAAGCGGGTGGCGGCAGTGGTTCGATCATGAGCGACAACGCTTTGAAGTTGGTTGAGCGCAAATTGGATTCTTTGATCGACTACAGCGCAACTCAAGTGGAAGAGCTTAAAAAGCCAATGAGGTCTTATGTTTTGCAAAGTGACATTTACAAAGGCTACAACGAGCAGCGAAAGATCAGCGATATGCGCGGATTCTTCGTTAGATAGGAGGAAATAAATGGCAGAATTAAATCCCTATTTCACTTATAACGGTGTTTCCAGTGCCAACTACGGTGTTAAATGCACCAAGTTCGCGATGCCGATTGCTCCTACAATGCAAGTGGTCAGCGAAAGTATCCCGGGTGCGTATGGTAATTACTTCGAGGGCATCAACTACACGAGTAAATCTTTCACTTTCAAAGTCTACCTGGACACAAACGGCAGCCGTGAACGGATGCAGGAAATCACAGACAAAATGGCGGAATATCTCATCCTTTATGACGAGGAAAATCTGGCCAGGGAATACGAACTTGAATTTGGATTTTGGCCGGATAGATTCTGGCTTGGCCATTTCAGTTCGATTGGGCAGCCTACACTGCTTAATAATTCTTGGTTTGCGACCGTTGACCTAACCTTCGAATGCTCTAAACCCTACACCTTTCTAAATCGCGAAACGATCATACTTGACGGGGTAAACACTGGCAAGGAGATCAATGTCGACTTGAAGGGAAACGCGCCAACTCCGGTTGACATTCAGATTGAATCGAATAAGGACGCCAAACATGTTGGCGTAGTAGTCAATGGGGCCGGCATCTTTGCACTTGGCGAGGATAGAACTGAACTCCAGGACAGAATCGTTGCAGAGTGGCAGGAAGAATTGTCTGATATTGGGGATGCGACAAGTGGATCCTTTGTCAACTGGAATTTGAACCCGACTACTGCCAGCTCCATCAAGTGGGGGCAGAGACTGGCCCCAGTTATGGGCGGATCTAACGCTATCAACGCTTCCGGCGCGTCTATCGGGGTCGGGACCAAGCAGAAAACTGGCTATAACCCGTCCAAGAACAAAAAAGGGACTACTAGCAAGTACACGGTTAAGAACTACGGGAGCGATGCTCAAGAAGCTAAGGGCACGACTGGAACTCCTTGGTACGGTCCAATTATGATCACTAAGGGATTTGATGGTGGCGCACTTGATGACTTCAAAGTCGTCTTCCGGCTCAAACATGAAAAATTTAATGGGCCACACAATGGCCGAGCAATGGGTGATGTTGAAGTCCTTTTTCTTGATCCAAACGGCAACGCCTTCTTCAGGGCGGGTATCAAGGACCAAGACAGCGGTTCAGTTCCCATTCTGTATACCCAAATTGGAAAGCCTGGCACCGACTGGATCAATGGTGACTATGTAAATATTTTCGGGCCAGCCAAGTCCTTTAACATCAAAAATGGCAGAAATTTAAAAGTCCCGGTTTATGCCGGGTCCAAAAAGATCAAAAAGAGCGTAACAATTATCAAGAAGGTTAGGGGCAAGAAAAAGATAGTCAAGACCAAAAAGGAGAAGACTGTTTACCACTACAAGGAAATGCTGAACAACAGTGACACTTCCGAGCTCTCAAACGCCTGGATTGAGTGGGAAGTTTACAAGGTCGGTAATGTCTGGAGGTTTTGGATTTACCAGCTGGACAAGGGCGGCAACCGGGTTAAGGACTATGCCAAAGGCAAGGTCCACTACAAGAACACGAAGTATATAGACCGGGGCGGAAATTACAGCGCTAGCTTAGGGTCAATCGCAGTTGGGATGTTTAAGCACTCGATCAAAGAAGACACGACTAACCCGCCTAATATATATAGAAATGTGCACCTGTCTTTGACCATGCTCAAGGCTTGGCGGCGTAACCCTAACTATGATTTGGCAAATAAGCCGATTCCAGTTGCGGTCCCTGCGGGCAGTGTCTTGGACTTTGACGGCGAGAACATGCAGACGACTGTCAATGGGACGGTGGTAGAAGAGGCCTGGTCCACCAATTATCCTAAGTTGCGGCCGGGAAAAAATACACTTGTTTTTGTTTCCGATGCCGATCTTGGCGAGTCGAAAACCGTTATTTCATATAATCCGAGGCTCAAATAATGGCGAAACAGTACTACATCTTAAACGGAGAGTTAAAACGGATTGGGACGCTGTCTTTAGACGGCGCGACTGCCTTTACGGCCGACACGATTACGCACCAATACGCCTCAGCTGATCAGACAAATAGCTCTTACGGCGAAAACCCGGACGCTGAAGACACTACTCAGTCTAGAAGTAAAAACCGGAAGTCCAAAGAATACAACCATTACGGGACCATCGTTGTTCCGCAACGTCAACCGGACAGCTCCAAGGTGGTAGAAGGCAACTACATCGCCAAGCACGACGACACGTTGGGGAGGTGGTATATATTCCGGATTTGGCATACAAGCGAAACCTTGCTTGCCTCTGGCCTGGCTGCAACATCGGCGGAATTGATCGACCTGGGCCTATGGGAACTGTCCCACACCATCGTTCCGGCCAAAACCTACACCAACTGCACGGCTAGAACTGCCTTCCAGTGGCTAGCTCAAAAGCTGACTTGGAACCTGGATATGTCCAAGCTGACCACTACGCTGACGATGCCGAAGATCGAATTTGACGGCACTAGCCGGGCCAGCTCCATGCTTCAAACTTTGCTGCAAGACTACGACCTGGAATGCGATTTTTATGTTAAAGCCACTTCTAACGGCACGATCACGGACAAAATTTTTGAAGTTGGTAATAAGTTAAACTCCGAAATTTACTCCGGCACGGTCTTTGTCGGCCAAAATGTCACTGGGTGCAGGCGCGACATCACGGGCAACATCGTTACCAAGCTCTATGTCTTCGGGCCAAACGGCGAGACGATGGCCTCCGCCAACGGCGGCAAGACCTACATAGTCGACGACGCTGCCAATAGGCAGTACAACCCAAATTGGCGGACAACCTACCTGGAAGGCTCCTATACAAGCAGTTCAACTACCGATGCACGCGGCTTGAAAGCGATCGCTAAGAAAATACTGGCGGACACTAACCATCCCCAGTACGCGTACACAGTGACGGTTCCGCACACAATGCATCCCCGGCTGGGAAGTGTTGTTCGCACGGTCAACACGGACTTTACGCCCGAGATGGCCACCAAAGAGCGAGTTATGGCTACGACGGAAAGCTATGCTGATCCTAGTCAGAATTCAATTCAATTCGGTGAATTCCAGACGGTCACACGGATTACGCCAGCTTGGCTGTCTAACTTTACCAATCAAATCGCTAATGCCGTTCAAAAGGCTATGCAAGACAGCTCCTCCATCGATCCGGTTGTCTTGACACCGGATGGGGTGGATTTTGACAGAGCAAACAGCAGCAAGCGTGTTATTATCCAAGCTTACGAAAATAGCACCAACATCTCTGCCTTTTTGGATTCAAAAGGCTTTGTTTTTCGGCGACTGTCAGAGTCGGGACACTATGGATCACCAACTTTTGGATACTTACAAAATGTAAGTAGCCTTAAGCTGGGGGAATACCGGGCGACTATCGAGAACCAGTACTTTTCAACGACACCAGAGGTCCGGGCTGATCAAACCAATGCTAGATCACTGGGTAGACTATCACCTACAGCCCGCGGCAAGAGAGCCACTGAGCAGTATGTGGTCAAACTCTCTGACGGGTCTTACTTGTCTAGCACGGCTTACCCAGGAGCCAGCCTGGACGGGCACGGAAACGACACGCTTTACCAGCACTGGAGCCGTGACGGAAAGCTCATCGATGACATGATGGTGGCCAGCGGTGGTCACGGTTCCAGCTTTGGGGTCAAAGAAGAGAACGGAGCGATTTGGATTTACGGCGTTACCAAGAACTTCAACAGCTCAGATGAGCGCTACAGAGTATCGAAGTTCAAATACCACGGCGGAAGCGACATTAAGGCGACCGTCACTTCCAACAGCAGCGACTTCATCGTAGGATGTGGCTTTGCGTCCTCTGATCCGGTCCAGGTCAGCTATGACGCTAAGAACGACCTGCTGGGTGTGGTTAGAGGCGATGGGCACTTTGAAGTGTTAAATCCTAGCCAAGCACTGGCAGGTGACCATGATGTGCTTTATCGGATTAATTTGACGCAGTACGGCTTTGATTTAAACAAACAGACCTTCCAATCTGCGTGCTTGGATTTTCCTTTTGTTTACTGGCATAGTGGCGACTATGACATGCACGACTATCGCATGCTTTACTGCGCCAATGTAGTCCATGGTGGCAAGGAATTTGAACTCAATTACGACTTTTCGCAATCTCTTCCTTTGAGGTACGACGTAGTCGAACCAGAAACAATTTGGATGCAACCAAATGGGAAGTTGCTGGCAAGCTTTAACTGCCATGACCCACAAGACGGGGAGAACACGGCTCATACGCATGCCATGTTTGAGATCCCAGTAATCACTAGACCGGCAATGAGTTTGTCCAGGGGAGAAATCCTCGAATAGAAAGGAGCAGAAATAAGTGTCTGAAAGCAAAGCAGCCTCAGTAGTCTTTACTAACAGCAGCCTTTTGGCCAATAATGCGCAAGTAACAGCCGACAGCCTCAAATACTATGTCAAAGGCTCCTGGGGTTCAAAGACGCTGGAATCTATTCTCTCAATGGATCCAAATAACTCGACCATTGCGCAGGTAGTCAATGGGCAGATTGTTGCGGCGATTAACACGAACTCGGACGGTTCGGTTAAAATTGACGGCAAGAACATCGAACTGAACGGTAACACAAGAGTTGTAGGTGGGTTTAACCTTGTTCCTGCCAATGAAACTTGGCAAGATCAAAGAAACCTAAATGTATATCGGCCTTTTAGATGGCAAAACGGCGCTATAAAAATGGAAAATGGCGTAATCCAAACTACAGCTGCAAATGTTACGGCAGAATTTCCTTCCTATAATGAAATTCTTAATAATAAATATGTAGTTGGCACTATTGCGCCAATGTATATAAAGTATACGTTATGGGACAGTCCTTCACTGAAGCACGAATACGCTAGAACTTATATCGGTGCAGAAGAAATCGAGACCCCAATGCTTGCGGTAACAACAACTGGCAGTCCCGTTCAACAAGGTGAACCGGGAGCTTTGTATGTCGGCTCCTTTGAGTTTATTGGCCATAAGATCAAGGTCGAGACAGGTGGTATTTACGTCGCAAACATAACTGGGAGTAACTTTGACGGCGGGGGTTCTGTTGGCTTCCAGGTCTGGAATGGTATTGGCCTGGGCAAGAGTACGATCTACACGCCATCTAATGATCTCTATATCCAGCAAGGCAACGTCGGCCCAGCACTGGGCCAGTCATACAATAGTGCTATTAAGGTCGATGTCCACTGTAATAAAGTTATTTCTCAGAGAGCAAACACGGTATTATCCCGTTTGTCGGTTAAGACTGACATTACCAAGGTTACCTATGACCGGGCTTTAGCTGCGGTTGCAGGTACGGACATGTATGACTATCGCTACATCAACGATGATTCTAATCAACACTACGTATCCGGGATTATCGATGACGTCAATGCTGATCCACAATACCACATGGACGAAATGCTGATCAATAAGGAGCGTACTTCCAGAATTGACGCCAACCTTGTTGGCTACCATCATGTGGTTATCCAAAAATTGCTTGAAAGAGTAGCACAGCTGGAAGCGCAAATTAAGTAATGAGCACAATTTCAAGGCCTCCTCCCAAATGGCGACATGACCATCGGTTTTTTATATAAAAAGGAGCACAAAAAATGGAAATTAACGTAACATCAATTAATCAGACTTTTGATAATGTCGAACAAACCAGCCAAATTATCGTGACTCTCAATGGCAATCCCAGTGATTATAGTGGCGACTACCTCAGTAGCAATGTCAGCGTGACCAGCAAGGACTTGCCAGATGGTACCAGCCTGGACAACGTGTTGGACGGTGTGATTGAAACTCTGGCTCGCAAGAAGCTGGAGGCGTATACCACTGGTGCTATGCCGATCAGAGTCTCCAGCATCGACCGGGTCTATGACCAGCAGACTAAGCTAATCGCCAACGTAGTTGTGTCGTTGGTGGGGAACCTAACCGACGGGAGCGGTGATTATATCAACTGCCGCACCACGATCAGCAAGAAAGACTTGCCGTCAGGCAAGTCTTTTGCCATCATGACAGCGGCCGATTTTAAGGTTTTGGCCAAGGCAAAGCTGGTTGAGCTAACTAAAGTAGCATAGGAGGCAAACAATGCAAATTTCATCTGAAAATTACATCGCTGTTTTGACTGAGCAAATCAATGCTCTGATCGTTGAAAACATGCAACTCAAGGCCCACATCCTGGACATGGAAGCCAAGGCGAAGGAAGCCAGTGATGAAACGAAGAAAAAAGAAAGAAGAGATGATTATTAGTGAGAAAGCTATATCTTGCCAACGGCAATAACCAGTTCAAATTTGCCGATACCGCTACCGAAATCCGTTTGAATGCTTTTGATGATGGTGCCCCAGCAACTTTAACAGCAGGTGCAAAGGTCAGAGTCAAGAACAACTCCGGATATTTGCTGGAGGCGGCTGCCAGTGTCACGAACAATCAAGCCGTGATTACTAGCGGGCAACTGAGCAAGCTGCCAGTCGGAAGTTATCTGATTGAGCTGTGGGACACCACCGTAAAAGGCGACACGGCCATCTATCCTAGCGATGGTTTTTTGGCGCTTCAAATTAACGATAACGCCACCGGCCTCTCTGGCGGACTAGTCAACAACATCACGGTTGATGACTTCATTAAGCAGTTTAGTAGCCTTAGTCAAGAGCTGAGAAAAGAAGCTTCTGACGCTGTGGTAAATAGCGTCGGTACGATTAATTTAAGCTCAGTTGTTGATTCGTATGCCTTTATCGGATCAGCGACCAAGTGGAATGATGGGACAACGAATGAACGTGTTTTTTTGATAAAAACAATGTGTCCTATATTAAAACTGATGATAGTCCAAAAGATTCTGGTCTGCTATTTCCAGTCGCTCTACCAAATATACCAGTAGGGAACCAGTCAGCATATATTCATCTTAATTATTACACTGTCAATGCAGATAAAATGGAGGATCAAATTGATGTTCTTCTGGTGCGACAAGATGGAACATTAATTAATAAATCGTATTTTACTGGACCAAAGGCTGGGGCGGCTGTAAACATTCAAATTCCAAATACTGATTTTACGGATTTTTCAATTGGCAAGGAATTTAAGGTTTTGGTTGCTACACATGGTGGTGCTGGAACCCTTAATGTTGATACATTAAGAGTCAATTTTAGTGCGACAGATGATTTACTCCCAGACGCAATTAATCGGATTTATAACATAACAAATGATCAACTGACGAATGACGTCGTTGAAGATAGGAATGTAAAGGATTTAAACACAGTTAAAATCAATAACTCGTTGGTGCAACTAACAGACTTCAAGCGTTGGATTTCCAATGATACAAGTGACACAAGCGATTTAATAATTAAAAATGATATTTTAACATATAATCATAAGCGAACTGGAGACGATGGCATTGTGGCCAATGTTCCCTACGTACCTGGAAGAGATTTATACTGTGCTTTCGCATTATCAACAGATTCAGACAATGTTGATGTGCATGTCATGGATGTAAACGGCAATCTAATTCCCCACTTTAGCAAGAGCACCTCAAGTAATTTAAACTTTACCCAACAAGTTTTTAAGTACTCCGCAAGCGAACTTAGACATTGGGGCATTACAAACGGGCTTAAGATATTGTTCGCCATCCACCAACCAAATAAGCAGTTTAGTTTAAAAAGCCTGAATATCAGCACGACAAATGGCGAACAGACAATTTCAGATACACTAAATCATATTTTGTCTGATAATCCATTACGCCAAGTAGAACAGGTTGGTCAGATCATTGACGATCAAGCAATTGCTAATTATACTCAAGCTCCGATTAGCGGTTTAAAATATGTTACGCCAAATAGCACATCACATCGTGATAATTTGCTCAAAACGGTTTACGCTAATGTTACTCAAGCTGGCGATTATAATTTTGCAGTCGGTATGCTTGATCAACATAATCTATTAGTTAATAACACGACTTTTAAATTGACCCTAGTGGCTGGCTATAACGTTGTAGATGTTGAAGATAAACAAATTAATGTGCCCAATGGTTCACAGTTGTTTATGGATTTGTCCAGTATTGGAACTGTCTTGAAACCAACTGATATTAATCAAAAAGTAGTACCTGTTTTAGTTCAAGATAATTCACACGAATCAACTGCTCCCGGTTATCCTGGTCAAATCTTTTATGACGCACCGGATTATATGTTGCCGTTTGCATACGATCTGATTGAACAAGGTCAGCAGCAGCGAGTCGCAAATCTTGAAAAAAACGTGTCAAAAGTAACCCAAGCAGTTAGTGAGTTAGCAAGCAAGGGTAATGAGTTGTTTTTAGTTAAACCAAACGGCGCCAAGGCTGTACTAGGCGTAAGTGACACAGGACTTTTTGCTACTGATGTTGTGCCAACTAAGGTGACTGTCCTAGGCAATAGTTTGACATCTGCGACTGGTGGTATTGGCATGGCGGCGTCTAATCAAAACCATGACTGGTATCATCTGGTCAGTGATTACATTTTGACTAAAAATCCTGGCGCTGTGATTAAACCAAGATTTAACGCAAGCGCTTGGGAATCAGCAACAACTAGTGCAGAGCGACAAGCCTATTTTGATAATACTTTGGCACCATTAATCGATGCTGATACCGATCTGGTAATTATACAGTTAGTCGATAATGTCAATACTGATGCCAAATTGGCTACTTTTGGAGAGGACGCTAAAACTCTAATCACAAATATTCGGACAAAAGCGCCACATGCACGAGTGTTCTGGGTCGCGGGTTGGTTTGCCGATGACAACAAAATTAATCTAATTAAAACTGCTTGTCTTGATCGAGGGGCACTTTTTGTCGATATTACGGCTTATAACCATGATGTCCAGTATAAAGGCACGATGGGTGCGACACGGACTGGCATTGATGGCACTAATTGGACCGTGACTAATCCTGGCGAGGCGCTGCATCCAGGTGATCTAGGCATGCAAAAAATTGCGGAAGCAGTCGAGGAAGCCCTTAATTTTTAAGGTAGGACGTAGGAGCCGTTGTTCAATCAGCTTAACGGGGGCAAATGATGACAAAACCAAAGAAAGTAGTAGTCAACCTACTTAAAAACTCACTCCACACGATTGTGGGGATCGACATGTTGGCGACGGGAATGATCTTGCTAACTAATCGGCGCTATTTTTTCTGGCCGCCTTGGCCCGCGTGGGTCATGAAAGCAGAAAATGACATCGCGGTTGGCTTGATCGGGATAGTGATTGGATTAGGTATGATCTACTGGGCAGTTAGCACGAAAAAAAGCATCAACCTTAATCGCAGACTAATCTCAACTGCTAGTGCGTACTACACACTTTTGGCGGCGACCGAGATCCTGCACGGCATTTTTGCCCAACTAAGGACGCCGCACATGTACACCAGCGGGCTATCCGAGCTAATCATGGTACTGATCACGCTTTACATGGCCAAAAACAGCCCTACAAACCACGATGACAGATAGGGGTGGTCAAAATAGATTGGAGAGACGTTTTAACTAAATTATTGCCACTCCTCCCCACGTTGTTGATGTACTGGGCTTCATACAGACTTAGCCAGCAAAAAAATGCCCAAGAAAAGAAGCGTGATGAGTTTGACCGCCTCAACGTCGAGAACACAAGGTTGTCCGAGGACCTGGACCGCTATCGCAAGCTGGTGGCGGCGAAGGAGCGCGAAATCGTAAAACTGCAAAAAGAAATTGCTGAAATGCGCAATTATATCGCGGGAGCACCCAAACCGGGTGCTCTTTTTAATAAAGAAAAGGAAGACAAAAATGAGTTTAACGGATTGGCTTAATTTAATCGTCGCAATCGGCACAATTGCCCTGGCCGTGGTAGCAAGCCTTTACTTGCGTTATAAAACAAAAATTGACACCAAGACAGCGGCTGGTAAGGTCTTTGATGTAATTGGCAAGTTGGCTGTTTGGGCGGTAAACGAAGCCGAACACAGCGACCTTGCGGGCGATGCAAAGCGGGAATATGCCGCAGAAATCATTGCTGAACAACTCCAACGCAAAGGAATTACCGGCATTACCAAGTCAACGGTTTACGGGGCAATTCAAGCCGCTTGGAAGGCCGCAGACTTCAACCATGGGGAAAAGCCCGCAGAGAGCACGAACACGGTTTCTAGCGATTCAGCAAACCGCTTGACTATGGATGACGCACCAGTGGAGGTTAAGAAGAACAATGACTAAAACTTATGGAGTAGACGTAGCAGTTTATCAGCCTATAGACTTAGCGGCTTACCACAAGGCGGGCGCAAGTTTTGCGATCGTAAAACTGACGGAAGGGGTTGACTATGTCAACCCGAAGGGGGCCAAGCAGGTGGACAGCTCCAGGGCTAACCACCTCTACACTCATGCCTACCATTTCGCGCGTTTTGGCTCATCTGTTAGCCGCGCCAAAAAAGAAGCGGCTTACTTCCTTAAGGAAGCCAAGAAGCAAGACATTAGCAAGAAACGGATGCTTTGGCTAGACTGGGAAGCCGGTAGCGGCAATGTGGTAACTGGGTCAAAGTCATCCAACACGGCGGCAATCCTGGACTTTATGGACGCGATTAAAGCCGCAGGCTGGCGGCCGGGTCTCTATAGCGGTGCATCCCTGATGCGGACGGCGATTGACACCAAGCAGGTGGTAAAAAAGTATGGCACCTGTCTCTGGGTGGCAAGCTACCCGACCATGGCGGCAGTCTCCACGGCTGACTTTGGATACTTCCCGTCAATGGACGGGGTCGCCATCTGGCAGTTTACCAGTAACTGGCATGGCCTGGACGTAGACGGGAACGTTGCTCTGGTTGACCTCAACAGCGAGAACAAGCCTAAAGCCGAGGTCAAGCCAAAGACAAAGCAAAAGGCCACGGCGACTGACTTCCATGGTGTTGTCAAAGTAAAGAGCCTGGGGGCTAGCAAGGCCAGCTGGAAGGTTCGGCTGCTCTCAAAGGATGGCCACTACACCGAAAGCTACGTACCACAAGGTAGTCGCTGGAAGACCAGCGAAGTGACGACCATTAAAGGTAAGAAGTGTTATCTGATCGGCAAGGATCTGTGGATCCCGGAAGAATTTGTGACGATTACTAAATAAGAAGGAACTAGCCTCGAGATGCTTAACGGCATTTTGAGGCTATTTTTTTGTGCCTTTTTTAGAAAAAATCTTCAAAAAGCTTGTATCTACGTTTAAACGTAGTATAATGATAATTGTAAGGAGGAAAACAAAATGACTATGACTAAAGAACAGTTTAAGAACTCAATTATTGATGGTATCAAGGCGGGCGCCTTGATCCATGCAACGGCATTGGGGAGATCTACAGTGATCTTCCCCAGTACTACTGGACGATAGAGAACGGCAACGTGACGGAGGAATCTCCATTTTACGTTGATGATGAACAGCCGGAATTACGATTTGGCGTCTCAATCAGCGACATCGAGAACTATACCGAAAAAGAATTCGGCGATCTCTCAGAAGATGAGGTTAAGCAAGCAATGCTTAACATTGTCGACGAGTATGGCGTTGACGACTGGTACGACCAGTACCAGGAATCACTGGAAGCGGAGGACTAGATGGCGAAAACATCAGCAGCGCAAGCTCGAGCCCGCGACAAGTGGGACGCCGAGCACAGAGACATAAAACGGAAGGCGACCGCGAAGTCTCAGACTAAGCGGTTTATACTCAAGCTAGCCGACGAAGACGACCTCAAAGAGGTATGCCAGTGGTTAGCACAACGAAAAAACGGAGGGAAATAAAATGTTTGATCAAATTGAAGAATTTATGGAAAGCCTGCTCAAGGAGCTTCCAGAAGATGAACAAGCCAAGGTAGACCACCAGGTCTATTATGACACGAACAAGAACAGTTTGCAGTTTATGCTGGAGGTAAATGGTACAAGCCCACACTTCTGGATGTATTACACCAAGAGTGGTTGGGGTGCTGTTGAATGCTGGATCAAGAAAGACGGTACCATGGAAGGTGCTATCTTCAACGATAACAGCATCGAGCCGGCCAAGGAGTTCGACAACGCCGCTACTTTTGACGGCGACCTGGCCGAGTTTGTCCGGACTGAATTGATCGACGCTGGGCGCTTGACCAAGCTGCGGGAAGGTGTTGACGATCTGTTCAAGTAGTGCTATGCTAAGAGCATAAACGTTCCCCACGCAGGTGGGGGTGATCCGGAGGACACTGTTAAGCATCTGGATCTTATAATTATTTCCCCACTTAAGTGGGGCTAAGCGGATCCTTCGGGGTCCGCTTTTTTGATGATAGGAGAAATAAAAAATGAACACTCTGTCAATCGAATACGACACTTTAAAATGCGGAGATACTTCGCACAGCTTTGTCTTATCAGCAGCTCAAGACGGCGTCACGCAAAACTTTACCGACGAAAGCCAGGTAGTTGTCAAAGTCGGGGATGCCAAATTGAAGCAAGTGGCTACCTTGGACACGCTAGTTAACGACGATGGAACGCTGATCGCATCCTCAGCCAATTTGGCTGGACTGCCAGCTGGCCAGTACTCCGTCGAGTTGTGGCAAACCACCGACACTGGTGTAGTGGTCTACCCGTCAAACGGGCAGGCGATTATCACGCTAATGCCATCTATTAACTAGCTCTTTCTAGTTATTTTCTAGTTAAAAACAAAAATAATCCCCGAGAATGTTGATTTCTCGGGGATTATTGCTTTGATTAAGGAGAGTACAGGATTTGAACCTGCGCACCAATTCAACATTGGTTCGGCGGATTTCGAGTCCGCTGCATTACCGCTCTGCCAACTCTCCAGAACATTTATTATTATACTGTAAAGTTGAGCAAAGTAAAAGAGCAGGGGAAGAAATTCGCGGAAAAACTGCAGTGAGGTTGGATGTGTTGGATACCTTGGATGGTAGATCCAAAGTTATATTTTTTCGACGAACTAATACGATGGCAGCTTTCTTTTGGCTTATAGCCATAGAAGGCTGTTTTCGTTTTATTGTCAAAGTTGATCCCTTGCTTTCTATGCTATACTTACTTTAGTCCTCATGTAAATGGGGGTGACCCTGAGGATACTGTGTGTCTAGATGGGGATCAATAATATTTCCTCACGTAAGTGGGGGCTTTGTCACTTTTGGCAAGGCATTTTTATTTTAGCTTGCACAATAGAATATTACGTGATAGAATTCAAATTGTGAACAGATGATTTTATGAATGAGGAAACTGTAAATTTAGTTAACTGAAATATTGGATGTGCATGTGCAACTGTTAAAGGCTCACATATGGGTTAAAAGTTGTGTGTTATAAAATAGGAACGAGGATATTGTATGAAGAAGCATGCAAGGGATGCAGATTTGTGGGAATTAGCAAGGTTGACTTGTTATCTTCACGATCTCAGTAAGATAAGGCCGGAGTTTCAATTCAAGAAGCCACTTAATGGCGGCTAACATGGAGAAAAAACAGTTCACAAATTGTGGAAAATTTTACTTGAAAAGTGGGCAAAACGCTCTCATCCATGAAAGCTATTATATGGCAAAATTAGCTAGTACAATTTGAATTGTGAATGAAAGTTTTTACATGTTGAAGGAATTGTAATGAAACTAAGCAAAGAGGCCCTATCTTTATGGGGAAAGAAATCAAATCAAGATGGTGATGAGCACTGGCTGCCATTAGTGGCACACATGGTGGACACCATGAATGTTGGACATTGGCTCTATAATTCCTGGCTAAGTGAAGGGCAAAGAAGCATGCTGACTACTCGGATCTGCGATGCTGAAATGTCAAAATTGGTGTCATTCCTGTGCTATATTCACGACCTTGGCAAGGCGACTCCAGCTTTTCAAACCAAGGAATCATATAACCATGATCATCAGCTGGATGAAGAACTGATCCACCGATTGGTTAGTCATTCCTTTAAGAAGCTAAATGATTTGAGTTTGCCAAGCCGCAGCAAGTCACCGCATGCTCGTGCCGGTGAGGCGATACTTGAGAGGGCAGGGTTGAATGAAACGATAGCTGCTATTGTTGGCGGGCACCACGGCAAACCACAAAACGGTGACCAAGAGGAACAGATAGATGTTTTTACATCAAACTACTACCAAGCTGATAACGATGAAGAAATTCAGCAGCCTTGGAAAGATGCTCAAAGGGAACTGATTGATTATGGGCTCGAACTGGCTGGATATGAGGATATCAGTGAAGTGCCACCGGTTAACCAGCCGGAAGCAGTTATCTTGGAGGGGTTACTGATCATGGCCGACTGGTTAGCCTCCAGTACTTGTTTGAACAATGACCCTGATAAACCGATGTTTAATCTGATTGGATTAGACCAAAGCTTTGACGATTTGGATATGAAGGCCCGCTACCAAAATGCCATTTCTACATGGGCAATCAATGACGCGTGGATTCCAGAAGAGGTAGCAAATGTTGATGATTATTATGAGCAACATTTCTCTTTTAAGCCGCGGCAAATACAAGCAGCTATGGAAGAGCATGTTAAGGAGGCAGTTGACCCAGGTCTGGTAATCATCGAAGCAGAGATGGGGATCGGTAAGACCGAGATTGCGCTCACTGCTGCGGAGCAATTAGCTTATGTAACTGGCAGAACGGGCGTGTACATTGGCCTGCCAACCCAAGCAACTACAAATGCAATGTTTGACCGGGTTAACTCCTGGCTGACGAAAATTGCTGGCATTGAGGGCATCAATCCGGATATCAAGCTGCTCCATGGTAAAGCAGAATGGAATTCTAGGTATACTGATCTGCCACGAGCAGAAGACATTGAAGCTGAAGAATTAGATGCAGGAACTGTTACTGTAAACTCCTGGTTTTCAGGTAAGAAGTCAATCTTAGCGGATTTTGCGGTTGGGACGATCGACAACTTGCTTTTGATGGGGCTTAAACAAAAGCACCTTTTCTTACGACACCTTGGCTTTAGCAACAAGGTTGTGATCATTGATGAAGTTCATGCCTACGATATGTACATGCAAAGCTATTTGTCAAAGGCGTTGAAGTGGTTAGGCGCATATCATGTTCCGGTGGTTATTCTGTCGGCTACTTTACCGAAAGAAAAGCGAAATGAATTGATCAAGTCTTACACTAAAGGAAAGTATCGCCGGGTGAAAAAAGTCCTTCAAGCACAAGAAGGCTGGGAGAGCAATCGTGCATATCCGCTCTTGAGCCTTCTTGATGGCAAAGAGTTGCGGCAGTACAGCGACTTCGGACCAAAAGCAGAGCCTAGAGAAATGCAGCTCAATTATATTAACGATGAGCCGACAGAAGTCTTAGCAAAGGTTAACGATAAAATTAAAGATGGCGGTATCGCTGGAATTATCGTTAACACGGTAAAGAGGGCACAAGAATTTGCCGGCTTAGTTGGGCAAGATTGCCAGTGCTTGGTTTTACATTCGGCTTTTCTGGCAACTGACCGGTCCAGGCTGGAAAAAGAGTTGCAGAGCTTGATCGGCAAGAAAGGAAAGCGGCCAGATAAACTAATCGTAATCGGTACTCAAGTCCTTGAACAATCATTGGATATTGACTTTGATGTCATGTTTACCGATATTGCTCCGATTGACCTGCTTTTGCAAAGAGCCGGCCGGCTGCACCGGCATAAAATTTCCCGTCCTAAAGGATTGGAAAAACGGCAGTTGTATGTAATGAAGCCAGACTCGGATGATTATGGACCAGCCAATGAAGCTGTTTATGAGAAGTATTATCTGCAAAAGACCGAACACTTTTTTGCCGCAAAAAATTCAGCTTCCTAATGATATTTCTCGCTTGGTTCAATTGGTTTACGATGAAGATACTGACGACCAAGTCGAAAATTTGGATGAGGCACGTGACAAATTGAATGTGGACCGTAATCGCGAGAAGAGCAAGGCAGAAAGCTTCCAGATCAATGATCCTGTTTACCCCGCAGCCAAGAACGATCTTTACGATGATACGTGGGTTGAAGAGCTAACTATTCATCGCTGGTTGGACCGTGATAAAGGAAATCTCGACGATAATCAAGCTTCCGCGGCTGTTCGTGATATTCGGGAAAGTATTGAAGTTATCTTACTTAAAGAAATTTCGGGCGAATATTACCTAATGAATGGCGATAAGGTTTCTGAAATGGTGGATAAGGATTTAGCTAAAGAATTGATCCGTTTGCCTAATGCGGTAACTCCAAATATTGAACAGGCAATCAATATTTTGGAAGAAAATACTGCCCAGGCATTTCCAGATTGGCAGGGCAGTCCATGGCTGAAGGGGTCCTTGGCAGTTGTGCTTGATGAGCATGCAAAGGGAAGCTTTAACGGCTATAAGCTAAGGTATTCGACTGAGACTGGCTTGAGTTATGAAAAGGAGGTTGATAATTAA